GGGATTGCCACTAACCTCGGCACTATCTCGGGGCTTCGTACTTCTAGCACCGGCTTTATCCCTGACAATGTGAATCCGCCTTATGCCATTGTTGCCCCTAGCACTGTGGACTATCACAAGAGCTTCAGCTCAGGCGGTCTAAATACTTACAACTTCACAGTCACTGTGGTTGTTGGGCGCGTATCTGAGCGCACTTCGCAAGCAAGCCTAGATGCTTACTGTTCCCCAACAGGGACTGCCAGTATCAAGGTTGCGGTAGAATCAGATAGGACACTAGGCGGAAATGCTTATGACTGCATAGTGACCGGCATGAGAAACTATGGATCAATTACCATAGCGGAAAATACCTACTTGGCAGCCGAGTTTGACTTGGTTGTTCAGGCTAACTAACTAGGAGAAATACAATGGCAAAGTTTGTTGCTACTGATTACAAGGTGACTGTCAATGGCACTAACCTTTCGTCATCGCTAACCTCTGTTGACCTATCGCTTTCAAGCGATGAGGTTGACACTACTGCTTTCGGCGGTGCATGGCGCACTGTCGCTGGTGGTCTACAGTCAGGCTCAATCACCTTGAACTTCAACCAGGATTTCGGTGCTGGTTCAGTTGATGCAACCCTGTTCCCGCTGTTCAACACTGCGGCTACTGTAGTCATCACCCCAACCTCAAGCTCGGTATCGGCTACCAATCCGAGCTATTCTGGCCTCTTTTTAGTTTCACAATATCAGCCATTCGCGAGCTCTGTCGGCGATCTAGCCCAGCTTTCAGTAACCTGGAACTCAGCAGGAACTATCACCCGCGCAACTGCTTAATTTCAGGTAGACTCTAACTCATGAAGATTAACCTGCGCATTGAGTTTGTGTCTGGTGAGTCGCAGGAAGTTTCTGCGACCGCCCCTGATCTTGTTGCTTTCGAGGACAAGTTCAACTTGAGTGTTACAAAGCTCGAGTCTGAAATGAAGTTCACTCACCTAGTCTGGCTTGCCTGGACTTCGTTGAGCCGACAGAAACTAACCAGCAAAGAGTTCGATGCTTGGTTGGCTGATGTCGCTTCGGTAGGGCCTGAGTCCTCCCCAAAATAGTTGGGCTGGGCGATAGTTCCGCTCATTGGTATATCGCCAGCCTTGCTTGTGAAACAGGCATTGCCCCTCGAGTGCTGATGCAGGAGAGTGAGCGGATGCTTTGGACTATGGGTAGATACTTGGTTAGCCGGAATCTGCCTAAAGGCTAAAAGAAAACCCCCTGATTATCTCGGGGGGTTTTCTTCTGTCTAGGCTGCTATGGTTTCTAAGCCTTGAAGTCTGAACTGGTTGCCACTTAGGACAGCGCCAGCCGCGAGGTCTAGCATCCGCTGAACTTCCTCGGCGGTGAAGTTACCCGATCGCACCATGTTGGCAAACTCATCTGCATTGGTAATGGCATTGTAGGCAAGGCGAACAACTAGCCCCTGCCAGTAGGCATTGCCATGAGGAATCTTGTCAAGTCGCAGAGTTTGTAGGGCTTCGCTTGACCAGTTGATTGTCTTGTCAATGAAGTCACCTTCTTGCTTCATCATGAGGTTTGCCCAGTAGAAGTCAGCAGAACTGTAATCAATAAAGTTCCAATAAGCCCAAGCCCTTGAGTAATACTTGCTAGTTTCAATCTCACCCCCATCAATGATGATTAGGTGGGCAAGCACTTGACCATGCTCATCTTTGTAATCCGTTGGCTGATAGATGACAGTTAGAGAAGAGCCGCCATCGGCTACTGTATAAGTTGCTGGAACTGCTAGGCGAGTCTCAGCTTTCCAGTCTTGTTCAATGCCTTCAATTTCAAAGCGGTGTGCCTCTTCTAGCATCTCTGGTGAGTCGCTCAAATAGTCAAGCACAGCATCCCAGCGAGATGAGTTACCCAGGCGCTTTGCCTCTTGAGCTTCTTCCATCTCGATATATAGGTCTGAGGTGCTTCGGATTTCTAGAGTGGTTTGCATTTGGTTCTCCCTTTGTTTTCAGTGTGTGTTGCTGATGTGTCTAATGTAGCACAAGTTTCACAGCAAGCAAGCAAATAAGACAAGATTTCTTCGAGCGGTAGAATAGAAGCATGGCTAAAGACTTCCAATTCCAGATTGCCTCATTTGAGCGCATGGGCGGAATTGGTGACAATCTAACGGTTACAGACATCCGTAGACTTCAGAAGCGACTGCGCGACATTGATCCAATGCTTCGCACTCAACTTTTGCGCGATGTCAAAAAGGTTGCTGTTCCAACTGTTGATGCGGTTAAGTCTGCCATTGGTTCTGTAACCCCTAACAGCGGTATGCTTCGACCAGGTGCGCGCCTCAACTGGAACAATGCAATCGATGCCAAGGGGCGCTCGCACAAGGCGCTAGATGTTAAACCTGTATTCCGAACAGCGATGTCAGGGCGCTCGACTGTTACCAACCTAGTCACAGTAAAATCTGGCAACCCTGCTGTTACTCTTGCTGATATGGGTGGGCGCTCGGGGCGCTATCTAAATGCCGGCTACAAGGGTTCTGGCTACACCAAAGAATATTCCTATAAGGGTGGCACTCGCCGTCACAAGGTCAATGGACAGTTTCGCGGTGTTGTAGAAAAGATTGGTAACTCGCCATCTCGCTTTATCTGGCCAGCCGCTGAGAAATCTATTCCAGCAGCGCGCGAAGCAATTGAGAAGATTCTTCGCGATGCCTTCACTCGCATTAACTCGAAAGGCTACTAATGGCGCAATCAGTTCTCATCCCCTTAAAAGCGGTCTTTGATGACAAGGGTATAAAACAAGCTCAGGCTTCTTTTGGCCAACTTGGCTCATCACTAAAGGGTATTGTCGGCGCTGCTGGTATCGCTGTGGGCTTGGGCGCTATTGTTTCGAGCCTCAAGGATGCGACCAAAGCGGCTTCTGAGGATGTCAAGTCACAGGCACTTCTAGCCCAGCAACTTCGCAACACTGTGGGCGCTTCTCAAGAGCAGATCGATTCTGTTGAGAAGAGCATTGCTGCAATGGAACTTCAGGCTGCGGTTGCTGATGATGTGATCCGCCCAGCCTTTGCTACTCTTGTCCGAGCAACTGGCGATGTCACTCAGGCAACTCAGCTCACTAACCTGGCTCTGGATGTTGCTGCTGGCACAGGTAAAGACCTTGGCGCGGTGTCTATTGCTCTCGGTAAAGCCATCAATGGCTCAACTACTAGCTTGACCAAACTTGGAATCAACCTCAAGGGCGCATCTGATCCAATCGCTGAACTGACCAAGCAGTTCAATGGCGCTGCCGCTGCTGCTGCCGATAATGATCCTTATGCTCAACTAACTGTTGTTTTCGGCAGACTTCAAGAGCAAATTGGAACTTATCTGCTCCCATACCTGGAGGATTTTGCTAACTACATAACCTCGCCCGAAGGTCAGGCTGCTCTTACTGAGTTTGGTGATGGTGTTGGCGAAATCGCCGACAATGTGCTGAAGCTGGGTAAGAACCTTGGGTCAGAGGAATTTCTTAGTGGACTTGCCTCATTCTCTAGCTTCCTCGCTCAGTTGTCGGGTGGCGAGTTCGGTGGTGCGCTAAACACAATTAATGACCGCCAGACCGAGCTGTCAAAGAATCTCGAAACTCCTGCGATGCGCGACCTGCGCCTTAGCACCAAGGCTAAGAGTAGCAACAAGGAAATCGCCGCCGCCGCAAAGAAAGAGATAGCAGCGGTTAAGAAAGCGGAGAAGGAAACTCGCGCCGCTTACAACCGCTATGCGGCTCTGGAAGAAGTCGGCAAGTCGCTGAAAATGAATATTTACAGCACTGGGACACCGCTCAAGGGCAGTGACTTCTTGCCAGAAGAAACAGATGGTTCAAAGACATCTAAGAAGGTAGACACTGCTGCTAAGTTGGCTGCTGCTGATGCCAAAGCACTTGCCAAATCTATCGCTGATGCCAAAGCACTTGCCAAATCTATCGCTGATGCTAATGCCGAAATGGAAAAGGCAAAAGCCGAAGGAATCAGGAAAGCAGCCCAAGCCACTCAAGAAGCCGCCGAAGCAGCCGCCAGCGCAGCCAAAGAAATTGTTGACCAACTACAAAGTGTTTCAGATGCTGCTCAGACAGAGGCAAATAAATACACTCAAGCACTAACCCCTCTCGCCCCAACTGTTATCGAGGTTTATCAAACCGCTGTTGACAACCTCGCCAGACTGCAAGAAGAATCACAGCGCACCCTTGATGACATGGCTAAGGGCATGGCTGATGTCAAGGCTCAGGCTAACTCGGCTGCTACCGCCTTCAAGGATTTGGCTAAGACCTCTGCCCCTATCGGTGCTTGGGAACAGAAACTCAATGAGTCTTTCGCTAACCTCACCGCTTCAGCAGGCAGCGCTTTTAATAACAAGCTCATCACCGAGGATGCTTACAAGAACCTCAAGGCTTATGCTGCGCGCGAGAAGGC